TAGAGAGTCATTTTAATTTTTATGAATCAGATAAAATAACCATTTACTTAGAACCAGGAGTTGATAATGATAGATAACCCACCACTACCAGATTCACTAAAAGATCATCAGCATATAGCTATTGGCGATACTATGTATTTTCCAGGTATGGATAACGCATATTATCATCAATCACAAGGCGTGTCTTCATCTACCTTAAGGAGGTTTAGACAATCGCAGCTTCATGCTATGCAAGAGGTGGTAGAGCCTACACCTGCTATGCAGTTTGGTTCTGCCGCCCACTCTCTAATTGTAGAGGGTGAGAACGCATTTAATAATGAATTTGCGGTAATGTCAGGACATCCAAATTTAAAAATCAACAAAGATTTAAAAGCTGATTGCGAAAAAAGAGGAATTACCGTAATTACAGAAGACAAAAGGGACATCTTGTTTCAGATGAAGGACAACCTTATTGAAGAAGCAAGAAAGTTCCTTGACGTTGATCAGGGCGAGTATCCTGGAGTTTTTACCAGACCATACGAAAACTCCTTGTACTGGTGGGAGCAAGACGTACTCCTCAAGCTAAGATCTGATGTTATCAGACACCCAGTAGTACAACCGTATTCAGATGAATCTATTGTAGTTATTGATTATAAGACTACAAGTGATTGCTCCGTATCTGGATTTACTCGCTCTATCAGACGTTATCAGTATGACTTACAGGCCGCTTTTTATAGAAGAGGTTATCAAAAAGCTGGCTTCAAAGTAGAAGACTTTTTATTTGTTGCACAAGAAACCAAAGCTCCATTTGCAACTAAGATATTCAAAATGAATGATGAAGATATGGACAGGGGATGGGATCAACTAGAAGAAACGCTTGGAGATTATAAATCAGTTAGGGATGGGGAAAGACCTACTATTTACAATACTCCAAGCATAGTTGAGGTTATGTTGGGGTACGAGTTTGAGTAAGGGTAGCAAACCCAGACCTGGCAATCATGATAAATGGAGTAAAGGCTGGGATAGAATATTTAAAAGTAATGAAAAAACTACAGATAAAAAAACAAAAAAAAATGAGCAAACAAGAAAAGATTAAATATTATAACCGTTGTATAAACGCCTACAAAAACCGTGGTGCAATACAATCTAATAAACAAAAAATACGTTGGTATGAAGACGCTATTAGAATATTGCAGAAACAAAATGATTAAAGAGGTTGAAATAATAAAAATGCGTAAAGATATGGATTATCTTTTAGAAAATTACTTTAATAAGTCTAGTTTAGCAAAAGCATTAAATGTTAATACAAAAGTTTTGCGAGATTTTGTAATTGATGGTGTTACGCCACAAGACTCAAAGTTTGAGACAATACACAAATCACTAGAAAACATAAAAGAACAAATAAAAAAAGCAGAGGAGTACCAACCTTTAGAACAACCACAGGATAACAAACAAAAGGTAGAATGGTTATTAATGCACGAAATCCTGGAGAAACAAAATGAATCTAACTAAAAGCGAAAAAAGTGCAATAGTAAGATGCTTAAATAGATATGGGAAAACAGTTGAAGCTAGAAATGAAGAGCATGGTAAAACAATCGTGGGCAATCTTGGAATACCTTGTGTGATAATTTCTGACAAAGAAGAAATACAAAAAAATGAAAAAGAAATAGCTTGGATTGAATCTTTAGTAAAAAAAATTAATGGAGAAACAAAATGAATCTAACATATAAAAAAGAAAGCAAAGAACTAGAAACAGCTAATGCTGTTATAAAACTAATGATTAATATGCGTGAAATTTTAATAAAAAGCGAACCTGATAATGATCTTGCTAAAGATGAATTACAGCAATTATATTGTGTGAAATATCAGCTTGAGCAATCATCAGATTTTTACTATGAAGATTTATAATGACTAATACAATGTTTGCAGTTATTTGTCTTGTAGCGTGTTTGGTTATAATTTTCATAAATGAAAAAAATATATAGGAGAAAAAAATGTACGAGAAAAAAGAAATGAAAAACAACACTGGTGCTTTATTCACTGATGATAAAGTGTCGGTAGTTAGAAAAGGTAAAATTAAGATCAATGATGAAATTAGATATGCAAGTATTATAAAGTTTGAGATACCAAATCAAGAACCTAAATATGAGTTATCTATATCTGTAGGATTACTTCATGTTAATGATGCAGAAAGTAAAAAGAACTTCAAATCACCTGATATAAGTGGAACTGTAACCATTGACAATCATCAATTTAAGTTTGGTGGTTGGAGCAAAGAGTCTGATAGTGGTATTAAATACACAAGTGTAGGTATCACTGATTCTGTTAAAAAAGAAGAATCCACGAGTGAATCTTACTTCCCAAGTGATGAAGTAGATGATGGATTGCCATTTTAAATGACAAAAAAAAGAAAACATATTGACGAAATCAAAAATGCATTAAGTACTGGTAAGAGAGACTTTTTTACAAGTAATATTGCAACAGGTACTTCATGTATTGCTTTTGATGATTTTAAAACTGCAACTGGCACAATGAATGTAGTTAACTCATGGGATAGTAATGTACAAAGTAGTGGCAATATAATTATTACAAAACATAACTATACTCCTAAAGAAATTATTACTTTATTTTCAAATTCTTTTTCACATAGAAGAAAGTTTAAAACTCAAGAAATATTTAAATCAGGTGTTTATATTTTATACAGAAAAAATGTTGTAGTTTATGTAGGCGAAAGCATTAATCCATATCAAAGAATATGCACACACCAAAAGTCAGATAAAGACTTTGATTGTTTCAGAATTTTATACTGTAAAGAGAACAGAAGAAAATACTGGGAAAAAAAGCTTATCAATGCTTATCTACCTCAATATAATAAAACTAATAAAAAAATACCACAAAGAAATGTATATCATCAAAACGCAACATTTCGCACAATATAAATGTCTAAAAGAATTGTAAATAAAGAACATCTTATATATGTATCAACCTTACCTTGTTTTATTACAAGAGCAGGATTTATGAGTTGCAAAGGACCAATACAAGTTCATCATCTATTAAAACCTAGTGATGGTAAAAGAGGGTGGGGTCTAAAAGCTGGTGATGACCAAGTAATACCATTATGTATGTTTCATCATGCACAACTTCATACAAAGTTTGGAAACGAGATCAAGTTTCTAGCTAAATATGGATTTAAAGAAACAGCAGCTCAAGAATATGCAAAACAACTATGGGATAAGAAATCAGCAGATTGGGATCAAGATGAAAGTGATTTACCCTTTTAAAATAAATAGTGAAATATTCCAAAAAGTATTGATATATTATTCCAAATTGGTATATAATACTCATATGTTAAATAAATTGAAGGAGAATAAATTGAAAAATCAAATAACTGAAAGAGAAGAACTTTTACAAGCTGTATCTGATGCACATAAATATGCACTAGGTTTCAGACCAAATATTAATTTTTATACTGACTACAGTAATAAAGAATTAGAAAGTGAAGCAAGGAGATACTGTGATATAGCCAATGAAGAAACAGAATGTGAAGAAAACTATAAAGCAGGATTAGGTTATATATCTAATAATACACTTAATAAAACTCTCAACACATATATTCAATATGGTGCAAAAAATTTATATATTGCTAGAAATTGGTTGATTGCAGCAAACAAAGAGGTAGCATAATGAGATACGAACTATATGTATATCTAACCAAAAGCAAGTTTTGGTTCAAAGTCTTGCAAACATCAGACCAACGATTCTTTGATCACAAGAAAAGAAAACTTGTAAAAGATGGTCATAAAGTAAAAGAAACAGTACAAATATTAGGAGCATAAAATGAGTAAATTATTTAGAGAAATGCATGACAAATGGGAGAACGAACCTGATACATTAACACCTGAAGAAAGACTTGAAAGAGCAGAGTTTAACAAACAGGTAGCTGAAGATGAATATAGAGAAGCTAAGCAAAGTGTTCTACATGGAACAAAAAATGCTAATATAGATAAGGAAATATATAAATGATGGGAGTAAATATGAATTTAGAAGATTTTGTATATAACGATAAAGATAGCTACATAAACAATTTTCATAGATGGTATTGTGCTAATACAATGGAAAGAGAATGCTACAAAGAACCAAAGTTATCAATTTATGAAGCTGAGTCTAAATTTCAAAAAATGTGGGGATATAAAAAATTTGAGGACAAAGTGTTTGTCAATTAATATGTTAAAACAACAAATTGCAGAAGCAACAAAAGAATACGAAAAAGCAAAACATTATTTGAAGTCTAAACAAGATACTTTGTTTTTATTAAATGTAGAATTAAATAAGCTTAAAGAAAAAAAACAGAAGTCAAATTAAAAGTGCTGGTATCACTATAATCTACTAAATCCTCCAAGAGCAAGGATTGATAATGTATTGACCAAATAAATTTATTAGTCTTTGCTCTTCTCCGATTGATACATAATGTTCAATCCTGCTAAAGTACAAAGTCGGTTTTTTTCGTCCAAACCTTTATCTGTAAGGTTATAGTCATTTCCATCAAGCTTGATGTAACCCTGTGTGATCAATTCTGTTAAGTGATCACTAGGTATTGAGTCACCAAACATAATATTCAGTATGCCACCTAATCTTTTGGTTTGTGTTTTACTTAAAGCCATTGTGTTATTAAATATAAAGTAATGATTGCAAATGCAAAGTAAACCATTGGTTCATATCTTGAATTAAACATGACTCCAATCTTTGCCTTGAAAAAGTAAAGCTTCAGCTTCCCTTCTTCTTATAAGACCTTCATTTACTACACCACCAGCTTTATTCCATCTTTTAATTTGTTCAGGTACGCCATCATAATCTTTTGCATTTAAAACTTTTAGCAAACTTGAAGAACGAAGATTAGAACCTCCTAAATTAAATGTCCAACTTACAATTGAGTCAAACATACATTGATCTATATCCACATTAACAGCTTTGTTAACTTCTTCTTCGTAAACTTCTAAATCTTCTATTAACAATGCTTCTGCTCTTTCGTGTGTAATAACCATACCTTCTGATACCCCTTTAGTTGAACCCCAACCAATTGTCCATACACCAGCAGCACATTTGTAACTTTCGTATCTGCAACCTTCAAACTTCTTTATTAAGCTTATACCTTCTTGTGATATTTCCATATTATTCTCCCCAAGTTCCGTCATTTCTGACTTTAGCTGTTTTAGTTCCACCCCAATATTCAACTGCGTGTCCTTCATCAATAAGAATTTGACAAATGCTTTTACTATCTTCTGTAAACGGAACGCCCAAGATTCTTCCATATTTGCCTTTACCTAATGATTGTATTTTAAATTTACCAGCACAAAGTTCTATTAATCTTTCTTTTGCTTTAAGACCTAAAGCTTTTTCTTTAAGGTTTCTTGTTCTTGATTCAGGAGTATCAATACCTGCAAGTCTTACTCTTTGCTTATGTAGTTTGACATCAAAACCTAAATCCAGCACTACATCTATGGTGTCTCCATCTACTACCCTGTCTAGTATTGCATTATAGACAAATGGTGTAACGCTGTCAGACATAACTACTGTTTAGCCTTTCCAATATTTAATGCACATAATTCAAGTATTTTATATAACTTTCCAATCATTGCATCATCTTTAGGTGTAGGAGTTAATGCACATACTATTGAAGCTGCACAAACAACCCCTGTGATTATTCCTAACCATTCCCCAATCATTCCAAACATAAAAACCTCCTTTTAAATTTAGAAGTACTAATTCTAGCAGATTATTCTGCTTCTTTGTCAATAGTTACCTTTCTGTAGTAAACAACTACATCTTTAAGTTCTGTTATATAACGCTTGATTTCTTGCATATTGTAGGACATGACTTCGTAATCAGGAATTGTCATAGCTAAAAAAACTAACTCACCCTCTTGTTCTTCTATAAAGGCTAATTGTTCTTTATAGTTATCAGGTGTGACTACAATCCACATTGGTTCTTGTAAATCAATTTCTCTAGGCATAATAGGTTGTACTATTTTCCTATCTAAAGGCTTTGCTGATACTTCTATTTCTCTAGTTGGTATCAGACTGCAATTGGACACCATCATCAAGATTATCAACATCACTGCTGATCTGTTCAATGTTTTCCATAATATGCTTAGTTCCATTATTTATCTTCCTTTGCATTTCTACTGGGTCTGCCAGTATTTTTGCAGATAGTTCGTAATTTTGTATAAACTGTGTATATCTATTCAATTCTCTTTGTGCTTGTTGGCTTTTAAAAGATAGCTCTTTCATTTGTTGACTTTGTAGTTCAAAATCAGCTTTTATTGAATTTATTGCTTCTTCTTGTGTTGCTACAGCACCTTCTAATGCTAAATTGTTTGCTTGTAATGTTTGATTTTGTTGATATAAGTAATATGAAGTAAAACCTAAGAATAAAATGATACCAAAAAAAACTTGTTGCATTATTCGTCCTCTATTATGTAATTAAGTCCTGATGCACTTCTATATTCTATCAGTCTATCATTTGAATCACGAAATTTTAAATGTTTTTCTTTTTGTATAAGTATTTTCTTTGATATATAGATTTTATCATCTGAGTCACCATATTCTTTGTTAAAAGATACTGTAATTTTGTAGCGTTTTCTAAAAAAACTAATAATCCAGTCAATTATTGCTTTTATTTCCATGTGTACACCTGTAACTTGTCTTTTTTACCTTTAGCTTCTATTGGTTCTAATGGTATTAAATCAAATTCTAATGCATTTGCTGTTGTTTCACCAATTAAAAGATCAACACCTGCATTTTTTGTACCTGATTCAAGCCTTGCAGCTACATTTACAGCATCTCCTATTGCTGTGTAATCAAATCTTGTTTTTGATCCACAGTTTCCTACTGTTGCGTAACCTGTGTTAACACCTATACCAATAAATACAGGATCAATGCCTTTTAAAGCTAATGCTGTGTTAACTTCAAGCATATTTTTCTTAATATCTAAAGCACAAAGCACAGCTTTTTCTTCATGTTTTTTTAAATCTAATGGTGCATTGAATATAGCCATCATTGCATCGCCTATGTACTTGTCAACCATACCTCCATGTTTTTGCACAGCTTCTTGTTGTGCAGTTAAAGCCATATTCATAATATATGTTATTGCTTCAGGATCTAATTTTTCTGATAACGCTGTAAAACCACGAACATCAGTGAACAAATAAGTACAATATCGCTTTTCACCACCTAATTTTAGCAATTCAGGATTATCTTGTAGTTTTTTTACCTGTCTTGGGTCTAAATAATGCTCAAATTGTTTTTTAATTTGTTGTCTTAACTTGTATTGCTCTCTAAATCTGAGGTAAAAAGCTGTTGATCCTGCAATAAACTGAGATATTAGTGTCCATGTAACATCAATAAGCAAACTTTTTTGTATTAAATAGTAACCAAGAGAGCCTGTAGAAGCCATTACACCTAATCCTAGTATGATTCCCCATGTTATGCCTAATCGTATCAACACAAGCCATATAAGGCTTACTGAGACTAAAAATAAAGCTATTTCAACAGCTAATGCGTAATCAGGTATAAAAGGACTATCTTGTATCAATATAGATTCTGCTAATGCTGTCTGTATTTTATGTGGTTCAAGCAATCCAACTGGTGTAGCTATTTGTGGCATCACGCCATTTGCAGTAACTCCAATAAATACAAATTTACCATTTACATTCATTTCTTCTAAATTAGTTTGAGGTGTATCAACCCAACTGATCCACTTACGACCTAGACTATCTGTTTTAACTGGCGGTATTCCTCTAATTGATATTTCTTCTATACCATTATCATTAGTTTTTATAATGTAAGTCTTTACATTAAATAAAGATTTGTATATTTGTGTACCAAAACTAGGAATCCAATTATTGTCAGGTGTTCTTACAAGTAATGGTATTCTTCTGACTAGTTGGTCAATTTCGGTGGGAGCAATGGCTAAACCCTGTAATGTATTTTCTGATAAGGCGTTCAGGTTTTCCTTAACTCCCAAAGATACTATACCACCAATATCATTACCTTTAATAACTGTACCAGTAGATTTTGGATATTTTCCTTTGCCATCTTCAAACATAGCTATAACAGAGGGTGCATATCCTAAAGACCTTCCAAAATCTTTATCACCACCCATTCTATCAGCTTGTGGAAAAGATATTACCCAGCCAATTCCTAAAGCACCTTTACCAATAATCTCCATTTGTATATCAGCTAATCTTTTTCTAGGTAATGGATAACCACCTTCACGCTCTACATCTTCTTCAGTTATGTTTAATATCACAAAATTACCAGAAGGCTCATATTGTTTTACAAAAGTATCAAAAGTTTTTAGCTTTATTATTTCAGTTGGTGTGCTTTGAAATATAAGTGGGAGTGATAATACTAAAATTAAAGGTAATAAAATTCTTTTCATTATTCACTCTGCGTTATCGTTATAACTGAATCTCCACCACCATTAATCTTAACAACATTAGAAACACCATCTTGTATGATTATAAGAGTATAAGCATCATTGCCATTTAAGTCTAACCTAACAGAATCATTTACACTTCTTCTTACGCTAATAACATCTCCTGCAATCAATGTTGTGATCTGTGTTTCTGTATCTTGTCCTATTTTAGTTCCTTTAATATCTATGCCACCAGTGTCAACAAGTACATCTTCATCATCACTTATTGCAAGTGAGTCTAATACATTTAATAAATCTTCAAGAAAGTTAGTGTCTAGGTAGTTTATATCTAATTCTGTAAATTCTAATTCATCTTCTCCAAGAAAGTCTTCATCAAGATAATCTATATCAAGGTCATTAAAATCAAGTATATTTTCCTTAGAGTTTTGCGAAGATTCTTCTGTTAAAGTTATTTCTTTTTTTGGTGGTGTAACAATCAACATATTGTCAATTATGTCTAATGTTAAATCTAAAATTACTGGATTGCTTGGCTTTGATTCAAACACATTGACAGTTGTTGCTTCAAAAGGTTTATTAAGTATGACACTTCCCATAGCTGTTACTACCTCTATCTCTCCACTAGATAAACCAAAAGCATCAGGCAAAAGAATTATCAGTGATCTTCCTAATTCATCAACTGTAGCTGTAAAATCTGTTCCACGAATTGCTATGTTTGCTGTTGGAGTTTGTAGCTTTATATTTTGTTTATCTATTCTATTTAGATTACCTGTTATAAATCTTGCTGTGCCTAATCCAAAGGTAAGTGCCATTTTAGATTTACTAGGGTCAGGGTCATAGATGTATTCATCTATTATTAGTTGTGAGTGTTCAGTAAGTTTTACTGTGGATTCATCTAAAAAAGTGATAGCCATTCTACCATTTGTAGTAATAGCTTCATCATTGCTTTGTATAGCAAATTCTAAATTAGCATCGTAAGGCTTGTCTCTTACTATTTGTGCTGAACCATTAAGTTCAGAAATATCCCCTATATCAACAGCTTGTGCTTGTTCCTTGATCGTTTTGGATAATACAAACAGTGGAAGCAGCGTTGCCACCAATACTAATAACTTTAAGCCAGTCATTGTCTTGTGTACTCAGTTGTTGAATATTAAATGTTCTTTGTCCACCTGTGTGATCTAACCAAAAATATCCACCTGCTGATGCTGAGACACCTGTGCCAGTGTAATTAACTGTATTATCAGACCCATCTATGTCCATGTAGTTTGTTGCACCATCAATATTGATGTTTGAGGTTACAGTGTTATTTGATCCTTGAATAATCCAATCTAAATCTAAAGTTCCTGCTAATGCAGTTGTGCCTTGATTTAATGTAAAGGTATTACTTGAACCTGTTACAGCTATATTTTGATTTGAACTGTCAGCACCAAAAGTATTACTTGGATCAACTTGTATGGTAAAGGTGTTACTATTACCAGTAAATTCATAAAAACCAGTAAAGCTATCTGCCCAAATATCACCTAAGAATTTATTAGTATTACCAATCATATTAATATCAATGGTCATAGTAGTACCATCAATATCAAAAGCATTAAGATTACCTGCTGTTGAATTAAGTCCACCTATAATGTTTGAGATACCTAACTGTTCAATATCTAAATTAAGTGTTGTTCCACTTTGATCTAAGTATATTTCGTTGTCTGCACTAGCCACGAATTGCGATACAGTCATCATCATCGCAAACAGGCTCATCAATTTTAAGTTCTTCATGTTTCCAAAAACTCCTATCGTAACCGATATTTATTAGTTCTAAAACTGCTCCTTCAATAGCTTTCATCAGAGCAATCGTTGTTGACTCGTTGCGTGAATTACCTAATTCCACTTCAACAAGTTCTGTACCCATTTCTATGAATCTAAAAACATCTTCTGACTTTCCATAACTAAATATGGTTTTTTGGCTTAACACTTCTATAAGTATCTCGCCTGTTGCAACTGATACCATACGAAGACTAACTGTTATATTGTCTTCTCTGTATTGCATACTTGTACCTATTCCTAGATACCTAGCACCAACTCCACCAGTTGACAAGTTACTATCATAACTTATAACAGCACCTTCTAACAAGACACCAGCAAATAGCAGGGGTGGTACATTCTTTTCTTCGCCCTCTTTTGCAAATTGTTCTCTTGCTGACCTTATAAGCTGTCTTTCTTTTGTAAGGTTATCTAAACCTACTCTTTCAACAACTCTAAAGAACTCACCATTACTTGCGTGTTTCAATGATCTTATTAGCAGTGTATAGGGTGCTTGTGTTACAGCAGTAGAAAATAAAGCAAACTCACTATTGCTTTTTCTTTGCCCTGTTTGATCTGTAAAAGCTGAAGGATATACAGCTACTATTGGTTGTACTACAGGTTTTTTTACATTTGCTAGTTCTTTAGAATGCAGTTCATCAATTCTTACTACATCATTTGCTTTAAATCTTTGCTCGTATGTATCTTCAAACTGATCAAATATAGAACAACTAGAAAGTAAAAGAACCGATAGGAATTGTAATATTGGTAATCGTGCCATCAGCTTCAGTTATTTTAAGTGTTAAATATGTGCCATCAGATGAGTATTCTATTGTATTACCCTCTAATGATATAGTTCCACTGTCTTGTGGCGTTTCACCAAATAAATTAGCGATAAGCTGTCTGCTTAATTCTGCATATACTCTTGATTCAAAGTTACGAATGAATCTTTGTACTGTAGAGTTTTCTTTGTCTCTTTCTGCTTCTTCTACAGCAGATTTTATTTCATCTTTAATTTTTTGTCTGCGATTGAACTCTTGATTTTCTATTGTCAAAAAATGTGAACTTGTGTTAATACCACTAAAAGAAGGTGATTTAAACTTAAATGTAATAGTGTCTGACCAAAGGTTCTGAGCAAATATACCTACAAACAACATAACACCAATTACAGCTACAACTTTATAAATAACATCGCTTTCTTGTTTTTTATTTATGTCAATTTTTTTTGGTCTTCCTCTTTTCTTCTTTTCCATAAGTTTCACTCTCCTTTAGTTCTAAGATTGTATTAACTTTCTGTTGTAATCGTATCATATCTTGGTCTAATAGGCGAAGTTGGTCAGTTAGTCTTATTATTGTCTTTTGCATTTCTGATACTGCAGGTTCAACAGTTTTAGTAATTGTGATCCAAACATAGTAAACAAAATAACCAAGACCAACTACCATAACTGTTGTAAATCCAAACTTTTCTATTAAAAGAACAATGTCCATCAATCACGCCTTGCATCTATCTTCCCATCTTCTACAAAGTTTTCTGCTCTTGCTATTCTATCTAGGTCAGGTGCTAAATTTAAAGCACTAGATACACTTG